TACTCGTGGGACGTTGTAGGCGGCGACGCCGAAGAATCCTGCGGGGATGAAGTTGATGGCGTCGATGTAGGATCCGTCGATTACGCGCATGGCGCTGAGTGCTACGAGGATGCCGAAGCATGCGCAGTAGGCGTAGAAGCGGACCTTGGGGTCGATGCCCTTAGGCGGGGCTTCATGCTCTCCCATTATTTTTCTCCTTTAGGTAGGAAAGGATTTCTTTCAACTGGCGGTTTTGTGCATCTATGGTAGACCCACCATGATTTGGCTTGACGTGGTACTGCACGTCTTTGAGTTTATCCTCGATATCATCTAGTCGAGCAACAACACCCGGCTTATCGGGAGTTCCCTCCCATGCCGCGAGCATTACTGAGAGGTGATCTAAAAACCGAGTAAATCGGTAGACGAACTTCCCAACAATAGTCATCAACGTTATGACCCCGACCACTACGGCCACATCTAGTGTTTGAGGTAGATTAATCATCGGACAAAGATTTCTGCGAACATATTGCGGGTTTCTGGCGAGTCAGAAAAAAGACGTCCTTTTCGATACGTGCTCCTCATGATGGACAATACTTTGTCACCATACATGAGCAGCCTCTCCCCCTCTCGCAAGTCCGTGACCTTATAGGCCCATCTTACCCGATCCCCCTTGGGTTGTCTCCTCTGGGCGAACCATGTGGCGCCGTCGACCCAGATGGAGACCTCGCCGTCGGGGCAGCGGAGTGAGAAAGCGTACTTCGCTCTACCCGACTTCTTCATAACGAAGTCATCATAGTTGTCTGCAAACTTGTTGCTGATAGCATATTCAGCATAGTCTTCAGCATAGTTTGTAATGAATGACCCGAACCGGGTGTGAGCCACTTCTGACTGAAATTGTTCACTATCAACAAAGTCGGTGACAATGAAGCCGTCAGCGTGACGGGAGACCCCTTCAACGGGCTCGATATGAAAGCGGATGAAGTAGGGGTTCATGATGGATACAGAGTTTGAGAGCATGAGGCACCGAACTCTGTCCTGGTAGCGGTCTACTGTTGAGTAGAAATCCATGAATACTTTCGCCTCATCAGGCAGGTACCTCAGAGACCCCTTATCGATAATGAATTCATCAAAGATGATTGTGTAAACGTTGGGATACGCGATCGACTTGTTTGCCTGTGCTGTAGACAGCGGGATGAAGTAGCCAATCGTCTCCCACTTCTTGCCTACTTTACGCTGAGCGAACTGTCCTTCAACACGGAATTCCTCATCAGGAAACTCCGCCTGAATGTCAGCGAAGAAAGAGTTACGACCTTTTAGTTCCGTCTTGTATCGACGAAGGTATATGAATTGTTGACCCTTGTTGATCGCATTCTTGATAACGATCTTCTTAGCGCCATAGGTCTTACCTAGACCGCGTGCACCCATAACCATATTAAAGACGCCCGCATATGAGAGCACTTTAGAGAACGAGTAGTAACTAAATTTCTTTTTCAATCGTGTCGCCTCACTGTCCACCACCGAGTGCCAGCAAGGCGATCGATGCTAGTAATTACAGGTCCATAATAAGGGTTTCCTCCGTGCCCAATCAAGCGATTGGAGTCCACAACCATTTCTACGTGATCGGTTTCAGGATAGTAGGATCCCGTAGACCGCCAAGCCATGACGATCATGTCGCCGGGTCTCAGCATGGCGCGTTGCGCGGCCGTCATGGCACCGCTACCGCGGGGCATGACCTCTCTTCCACGGTTATACTGGTCGCCCGTCCACGTACCCACGAACGTCCCTGACGTGTCCTTGTAGGCCCTGTAGATCGTGGATGAACAGTCACCGAATCCCGAGTTGTCGGGATCCAGGCGACCTGGCGCCTGCCGGTAACCAAATTTTCCGATCCGGGACATCATCCACTTCAGAGCCTTTGCACCCTTGGATCCGTCGCCACCTCCACCCGGGCTGTCGCCGGGGTTGGGTGCAGCTGCGCTTCCCTCGTTGAATCCGAGCGCGTGGGCGTTGTTCCATGCGCCTGAGACGATTTCTTGGACTTTGGCTTCGGAATTGCCCATATCCATTTTCCAGAGATTGATACCCACTGGGGTTCCTACTGAGGTTCCGAAGCGCGTGCGTAGCCATACCAGGTTTGAGTTGTCGAGTAGTAGGTATCCAACGCCTGGCCCAACTGACAGGCTGGCGAAGTTGGACTGTGAGGCCCTACCACCGTTGCCGTCAGGTGTAGTGGTGCTGCTGGATCCGCTACTACCAACGCCGCTGGTGTCTTTTGACTTGATGATGTTGTACGCAGTGTTGTAACGAGTGCTGTATACGCCTAGCACGGCGTCTGAGAGGATGGCGGACTTCATTCCATCGAGATTCGTCCCACCAACGCGATTCGCGATTCGCATCGCCCGCTGCGGAGACTGGTGATAGGCGACGGCCCATAGAATGAATGTTTCAGTGTTGGTGTCGGGGTTGATTCCATACTTGAGCGCCATGTTTCTATATGTACTGTTGGCGTCAAAGATTAGTTGGTCATCCTGGATGTTGCGATTATTAAGTAGGAATGGCTTGAGTGCGTCACCGAAGTTTCTGGGTAGGTAGTAGGTATTCCAGAACGCATCACTCTCGCTGTGTGCGTTCATGACGTTTCGGAAGTCTTGGGGCAGGGCCCCATATCCTGCGGAGTCAACATTTTTCATCTTATTGATTAGTGCCGCAGCACGAGTCCCATACCACTGCCCAATTCCCACAGTGATCGGGTCGTTGTAGTTGATAGCAGCATAGTTCATGGACGACTCGACAGTGCCGATCGCCTTGACCCACACCTTTCGCATTGTCTCATCCCAAGCCATTTATCCCCCTAGATAGACGTCTGCCCCCATTTTACCATGGGGGCAGACGTGTTTGTTAGAAGATGGAATATGATGCGTCAATTGCCAGTCGGGTTCCGGCGGGGATGTCCTTCAGGGCAATGACGTTGCCGTTGTGGTTGACATTTCCACGGAACGCTGTGGAGTCCTGCCACATCGTCACGTAGAAGTTCGTGTACGGGCGAGCCCAGGCGGGAAGCCTGAACAGGACCTCACCGTTCGTGACGCTGCCTACCTCGAATGTTGCGTGGATGGTGACATCATCGCGCTCCCGACGACAGACGGCGTAGAGGAAATTGTTCTGTCGCACATTATCGAGATTCGCTAGCCCCGTAATGTCCTCCCAACCGTAATTGACCCAACCAGAGCCGCCACGAAGCCACGCATCAAACTGTTGCTGGGCGTACTTGTAACCCGTGGGCGTGAAGTGCACATTCATCTCAGGTGTGAAGAATTTAGCCTCCTGCCCGTTGTGGAACCAGGAGCGAGACCCTTCGCAGACAACTGCCCCGTGTGGGGTGGCAAGTCGCTTGATCGCGTTCGTTGTTGAGGCGCAGCGGCGGGCGATATTGAAGTCGTTGTTTGCGTCGCATTCGTTGTACAGCGCGGGAAGGACGATTATGTCCTTGCAGTTCGGGAATGCCTCTTTCAGTTTTTGCATGAAGCGCTCAAATGGCTGGCTGATATCGCGTCCGGTTCGGATATCGTAGATGAGGTCGATGATGTAGCAGCGTCCTGTCAGGTTTCGCTGGAACTCACTGATCTGGGTTGCAGCATTGTTGAGCATGGTAAGGAAGTTGTTGTCATCGCTTGAGGTGAAACCTCCACCGTTTGATGCATAGTTGTGAGGGATTTCTCCCTTGCCCCTGCACCACTCGTCCCAGGTTCCGTTGGAGTAGCCCGTGAGGAGTGCGTTTGAAGATCCCAGGATGAGGGTGTGAGGGTACTTGCTGACTCGGTTGACGATGCTGTTGGACTCGAGGTCGTTAAGCCTCCTGTCTGCATTTGCCTTATTGCTGTTGACCGTGGAACGAACTGTAGCCAGTTCGTCCAGGACGTCCTGCATCCCCTGGCTGCTGGCGACAGCGATCTGTGAGCCATCCTTAGCTGTTGTGGTGAAAAACTTTCCAGAGGGGTGTTTTTCGAACTTTTCGGCGAGAAGAGAATTCATCAGTCTTCCCACTGCCGATTCAAAGGCTGCGGTAGCGTTCTTAATGCGGTCAACATTTAAGTCGTAAGCAGAATTCTGGTTTTTAACAAATTCCTGAATTTGCTTATTAAAATCATCAACCAGACGTCTCTCTTCGTTCCCAAATTCATTGACGTACTCAACAACTTCACTTACAACTTCACGGAGGCGAGAGAGGACTTCATAGTACGTAAGGCCGTCGCCATAAGTAAAAGGCGTAACATTGTTAAGTTCAATGTTTTTAATGAGATACAGTGCAGCATCCATTTTTGATTTAGTGGCAAACCACTTTGAGGTGTGATCAACAATAGGCATTTTTACTCCTAGTACATTCCGTAGTTGAGGTAGTGGCGAGTACGGGGCTGGGCATTGTCCCAGATGCCCATAAACAGATCGGACAGTTCTGCGATAACAAAGTCGTCCACATTCACGAGAGTGTTTCGATAGCGAGCGATCTGCTCGCCCTTGCCCATATTGTATCCCGTGGAAAGGGAGTGCTGGTTGTTCCGATAGTCGTTGGTCCCGGTACTGCTCGACGTCGAGGTCGACGTGTTCGAGCTCTTGCCCTTGGTGGATGCGTCGCTGATAGACGTCGCATAGTCCCCGTCTCCCGCTAAGCGACTCTGCGGGGTGTCAGACCCCACTGTGCGGCCTGTGGAGTTGGTAGTGCCAGATCCGTTGCTGTCCTGCCGGTTCGTCCCACTGTTCTGCGACCGCCCATCCTGAGAGGTCTCATTGACGCGACGCCCACCATCTAGCGGATCGTTATTGAGGAGTTCGGCCTCATACATTCGATTGTATCGGGGCATGATGCGCTCCATCTTGAGTTTGAGTCGCCAGATGAAGATATCTGGTGTCTCGTGCGCAATTTCTTGGAGCCAGTACTCACGCTTAATTCGGTCGTTCAGCACCTTGCGGTAATCTTCATTAAAGATGGGGTAGTCGTCAAGGCCGATGTGGTCTCCGGTTACCTTAACGACGTCCTTAAGGCGCATTGTGAACTGTGCGGTCATTAGTCCTCCCCCTCCGCGTCGTAGGTGGTCAGGTTTTGTACAGCCAGGTAGTCCTCCATGTTCGGGGCGGCATTGTCGTCGACCGCCCATTCACATGAGATCTGTAACCCGAACTTCTCGTTGATCTGCTCACACGCAAGTTGTCGAGGCTTCATGAACGACTCGCGTGACGCCAGGACTTGACCAGAGTTTCCTGCGGCCTCCTCAACAACCATGCGCTCACGCTTCTCACTGTTCACATTCATGATCCCGAGCATTGTCAGGGCCTCACCCCAGATCTTGGCCTTGGACTCCATGTGCTTGATGCTGGAGACGGCGCCCGCACCCGCATTCTGATTCAGCGGGAAGACACCGATCATGCTGGCCAAGTTGTCAACAGCCAAGTTTTCAGTTCCCCAAACCACGGGTTCGCCGTCATAAATCTTGCTGATCAAGTTCTGAACAGTGAGCCGTTGATCTTGGGAACAAGCAACGATCATGGGGTTGCGCTCATTTAATAGATCGATCTCGATAGTGCGGTCAATCTGGGCGAGGCGCGCTGCGTAGGAGAGTACAACGTCAATCTCGGGCACTCTGATCTGGTTTCCCCAGATGCAGACGGACTCGCTGGCGGGCACGTCGCGCGAGTAAACACCGTTTCGCGTTACCCGATAGCCAGTAGGATTGTCCTGTATATCCAAGGGTCCCGAGATGGTTGCGGGCATCGCCATGAACATCTCAAAGAATGAGTCGTAGTAGAACACACTGTACCCATTATTGAAGATAGTTGTCTCAATGAAGCGCGGATCAATTCCGTTGGGCAGGCCCTCCCAAGTGAACCTGGAAATGCACTTCCCCATCAATTGGCGTCTATACATGTACTCTAGTGCCGCTTGACGATTCTCTGAGGTCGATGGCCTCGCCGCCATCACTTCTCGATAGACAGTATTCTTAACATAGTCTCTTTTAGGCAATCAAACTCACCTGATTCGTCTTGTCGATCCGATTGTTCCTGATATTGATTGTACCAATCCGCTGCGGTGAGCGCCACAAGGTCACACCCTTCTCGAAGATGCCCCGCACGGTCCCCTTAAAGGTCTCGGGAATGTCCGCGCGCTCGAGGTAGCACTCAGCCAGTTTCCAGTACGTGAACTCGGTCATCAGGGAAAGGCGGCTCGGCATCTTGATCCACGTGTTCATCGCATACCCATAACGCAACCAGTAGTCACCGACACGACGAATAGCCGCATCGGAGAGCAAGCGCACGCGACAGTCGATCACCAGTCCGTTGGACACCATAGCGGCCACAGTGCCCGCCGTCTGCCCGATAACGGCAGGCGGAATGACCTGCATGTCCTGCTGCTGCCCATTGATGCTAGCGATCGCCGCCTCATAGTCACCATTAGCCGTAAACTGTGCAAGGTCGTAGTTCGTGTCCCGAACCGCGCGCTGCTGCGTCTGAGAGATCTGTGAGGCGCCACTGGCCAACTGATTCTGAATGTTCGCCGTCGACTGTGCCTGCGAGTTCTGGATCATCGCACTGATTCCCGCTGTAGCCGCCTGACCAATGCCCGCACCCACAGCCTGCCCATTGAGCCCGATGGCTCCTCCGAGGGCTGTCATTCCGCCCTGAACGGCCTGGACAGTGGCCCGCATGTTGTTGTAGCGGGACTGTGAGTCGGCCATTGCAGAGTTACCCCACATCGTGTTCTCAGCGCCGGCCTGGGTTGCGGCAATCCCTGCGTTAGCAATGTCGCGAGACGCTACAGCGCTACGCTGGGCGCGACGCTGCTGCCACTTGGCAGAATTGATCTGTGCAGCAATCGTGTGTGCATTTGAGGCCAGATTATTGAGTCCTGAGTTGTTGAGCACTGAGAATGTGGGGAGTGAGGTGTATCCGGTAACCAGGTCCCATTCCTCACCGTACTCATCCTCCTCATGAGTGCTTGGACCGACAAGGCGCTTAGAGGCCCATTTGTTGTTGTAGTCCTTGATTGTGAACATTAATTGTGGGTTAGGCGGAACAACGTGCCCATACTGCAGGAGCCCAATACCGGTAGTCATAACTGACTCTGGACGAAGTTCCACAGGGTTTCCCGTGTAAGTCGTGAGCTCAAGGATGCAGTAGGGAGCGGTCATGAACTTGCGAAGTTCCTGATACGCCTTCGGCAGCATGCTCATGACCTCTTTTCGGAAGTCATGATTAGTCAACGGGAAAGCACGGTTGACGTAGACGTCGCCAGTACCGACCTTGTACCAACTCACGCTCCCGATTCGTGTCGCGTTTGCGGGATTCTTGGACACCACGCCCTTTGGCACGATAGTCACAGACCCAATACCCTGGGCGACCCACGGGTATGCGGAAAGCGCTGAAAGACCTTCGAGATAGTCGTTGCGCGACGTCACCCACACACTGGCTGAATTGGGGAGACCTTCGGCCTTTGACCCGTTAGCCATCTTGAACCGAGGGCTCGCAAGATTCCCCCACTCTGCTGCAAGGTCAATAGTGCTGGTAATGACAACGTCGTAGTCGCCGTTGAAGACGTCAGCAATCATGCGCCGGTATGAGCGAATGACTTGATGCTCGCCGCCGACGTCGAGACCTTCGGGCTGAGCGAGCCATTCACGACCGTTGTCGTTGAAACTGTCAACGGCGGCAATCCCCATGTGCCCGCGCTCAAGATAACAACGACCAAGCTTGACGCGCTGATAGTACGTTGACCATACGTCGAGTTGAAGCGTTAACTGTGTAGTGTTGGGTGCGATGTAGTCCACGCTAGTGATGAAGTAGAAGAAAGCGTGAGGCGTGTAGCCCTCAAAGTTCTTCGAATCAACAGGGCGGCCAGGGTTCTCAACCATTACATAGTTGTACTGGTTTGCCTTAGTGAAAGGTGTGGGAATGCGAATCGGTTTGCCTTGAGCAAGATACGTTAGTTGGTTTATCTCGACCTTATTAACTTTGTTGAACGACTTAACATACTGATAAGGTGTCCAGCCATAAGCGTCCCAATCAATAATGTCACGATAAGTATTATCAAACGGCACGTTACACATAGTAATAACGCTGCCCGCAGACCACACAGAGTAATCAAACGACAACCCCGCATCAGTCTCTGGCGGATCACCATAAATCTGTGTCATATCTCCTCCATTAACAGTAAAGCCCCGCCATCCCGGAGGATAGCGGGGCGGTTACTGACTCAGTATATCACGACTGAATCTGAATTGAAATCTCCTTCTTGACAGGCTTAGTGCCGCCCGGAGCAGACTTCGTGTCAACAGAGACCCCAAGCGTCGGGTACCCGTTCTTCTCATCAGATCCGATGGTCAGGACACCGTCGTTAGAGATATTCGTGGCCTTACTAGTCGCGTTCTTGATGTACCAGTCGGTGGCATATCCCTTGTTCGCGGGCGGAGTCTTCCAAACGATCTTCGCCTGCCGGACAGCGCCCGGCTTCATCACACTACTGTGCGTGCCATCCTGATTGAGCGTCTGAATCGTGTCGATCTCAGCGTTCGTCTCATCAGCCGGAACAACGATCTTCGTGCTCTCCTTCGTCCCAAACGCAATCGCGGGAGTAAACGGAGAAGCCGAAATCAATGACCAGTGATGCAGCCAGTAGTTGTCATAAAGACCCTCAGGGTTCTGGATGGAACGGTTCTCCAGGAGAACGTCCTTAATCAGCAGGAACTCTCGAGTAGTCAAGATCGCGCTAACGTCCTTGAGCCCAAGGGCCTCATTAGGAACAGTGATAATGTGCGACGGGGCCTCCGCGTCCTGACGGTTAAACGCAGCAGACAGTGAGGTGACGTCGACGTTGGCCTTAAACTCGGGCGTTGTAATGAGAACAAGATTCTCGGGGCGAGCGAACGAGTGAACCGCCGCCGCATTGTATGCAGGAGTCGGGTAACGCATCTTGTCTGCAGCCACACGAAGTGCCTTAAGGGCCGCATCGGTGTGAGTCTTGTCTGCATCAAAGACATTCAGGTCAGGGATCCGAATCCTGTGGAACCCATGCTTCTCATCATAGGTGCGGAACAGGGAGCAGATGGTCAGGAACTCAGACCACTCATCCGAGGACGCTGCCACAGCCATCGTCTGAGAGAGCATCTCGGACAGTCCTGTGTCGCTCAAGAAAGCACGACGGAGAACGTCGCGATTGAAGGTGACCTTGAACTTTTCCTTGCGATTAATCGTGTGGAAAGCACTGTAGGCCGGTGGACGTGCCTGACCGAACACATCCTTCTCCAAGTAATCACGATTCTCATCGTAAATAGTGGGCTTGATGAAGTCCATGTGCACCTCTTCGATGGTGTCACCGAAATTCATCATGCCGTCCTTGAAGACGGCGAGAGGGTTGCGCCAAGAAATATCGCGCACAACCGTTGACCCGATCCGGTTAATCAGTGCTGACATGAACTCGTTTCGAGAAACATTATCAGACATGATCCCCTGAATAGTCTCCTGGATATTAGCCTTAGTGGCCTCCGGAACCATCTCCTGATAGTCCCTACGCGCATCCGAACGAATCGCGTTAAGCATATCAACGTTTGAAACGTCATCTCGCAAGCGGGGCATAATTACTTCCTTGTGAATAGATCTGAGATTGACTTGGGCTTCCAGTTCCCATCAGGAACCGATGAGTCGGGATTGTCCCCGGATGAGAAAAGACCTGAAAGCCCTGCAAGAGTCTTCCCAGTGCTCTTTACGGCGTCCGTGTCAATCCCCATTTCCTTAATTGTAGCACTGCCCGCATCCTTCAAGGCAGTACCCGCGAGATTGGCAGCGGCCCCGCCTACCTCGCCAATACCCTTGGCCACAGCCTTGGCGTCATCCGCCGTCGACGCCACAGCCGCCTTGACGTCATCCGCAGTCATCTCCTTGCTGGCGGGAACATCGTCGCCTGCAAACGGGTTACCTGTCTCACGGTCGGTGGGAGTCAACATCCCCGAGAGGCGGCCCTCAAGTTCGCCCTGAAGAGCGGTGATCTTGTCCCCAAAAACGCTCGCCAGATGATCCCAAGCCGCCTTCGTGTCCTTAAAGGGGTCCTCATCCTTAACCGGATTGGGGTCGCCGCCAGTCATGTTCCGGTCAGACGGGGATACCGCCTTGTTATCACCGTCGGAGTCGCCCGGGTCATAAACATGTGACTCAGGCAGGCCTGCCTCCTTCTTCTGCTCGGGTGAAAGATGTGCTGTATCCCGGTTCATCTGCTGGGCGCGTTCCTGCTGATACTTCGGGTCAGCAAGTTTATCTCCAGTAACACCTGTTACCGGCACTCGCGTCTTGTCCGGCTTACTCTCAAGATTCTTATTAGTCTGCTCCTGAGTTCGCTTAGCATCCTCAGCAGCATTTCCTGTCCCTTTATACTTATCGGCCTTTCCCATTTCTTCTCCTAATAGCAAGGTAGGCTAGGAACTTACATTCCTAGCCTACCATTTTCACCCAATGTCTGCCAGTGCTACAAAGACTTGCGGGTCGTTCCGTGCGAGCCCTTATCACCGGTTTGCATCCCGCACGGGTCCGTAGTCACTTTGCCGACTTGGGAGCCTTTCGAGCGAGATAGTCAATAAGGGCGTCACGAACAATGTCGTCCGAGGGTCGCCGCTCAACCCAGTGCTGCTCATCGATGTCAGAAATAAGAGTCTTGGGGAGACGGAACTTGGCAGTTGCCTTATCGCTAACAGGTCGAGCCATAATAAATCCAGCCTTTCAAACTTTAAGTGTAAATGTAGTATCCTTGAGAACTACGCCTCCAGGAACCCTTGTGGGAATAAGTTTACCACCCCATTGGCCCCCCGTCAACATGTCATCCAATGTTAATGTGGCAGCAACTGAGCGGGGCAGTCCCGCAATGTGTACGTCCAGTTTACCATCAATCTCTTCTGCATACTGTTTTGCTCGGATGTAAACAGATTTTGTGAAGTTTGCCTCATGCTTCCATGCCCCAAGTTCTACAGGGTCGACCCAGAGTGTTTTGGGTGGAGATGTAGGTCCAACGAGGTGAAGTGAGTCTGTGTCTGCGTAAGCAAAAGTTTCATAATTATCTTGCGCTGCGGTAATCGTTTTACTTCGAGCGTGCGCTGTAATAAAAACACCCATCGGGGTATACACAGGATCTCGTGTTTCCATTTCGTTCATCTCTAATGAGACTCGATTATCCTTCAAGACAGGGTGTTTTCCGGTAATATCGGGGTTTGTAGCGAACTTTCCGTAAAGGCTGTTGAGATGTAGTTTTGCAATTTGCCGTAGGCCGCCAGTGTTATTCTTCTTAATCTCCATAAAATGATCTACGTATTCATCAAAGAATCCGTGCGAACCCCTAAACTCGAAAGTGCCATTCCATGAAAGTATGTTTAAGTCGTAATGTTTCTTCCAAAGTTCTATGTCAATATTTGTTGCAACAACTTCAGTTGGCTCGTTAATTTCAGTAAGATATTCGGTGGGATTAAATGACAAATTCTTTTTAATTTGAATGCATGGAATATGGTTTGGTTTTAACTTGGCCTTAATTGTGATAGACGAAATGTAAAGGGGTCTTTGAGTTATAGGGCCTCCTTCGGAATATAGTGGGTCGCCATATGGAAGCAATGAGTTGCGCATAACCGACGGATAAAGCGAATTGACGTCATAAACACTGCCTTCGCCGTTGATTATCCTAGAAAAGCGTGGAGAGGCGTAGGTGAAACCCCCGCGATATGCCTTCCGAATTTCAGAGTCGATCTCAGGGGAGAGGATAGGGAATCTGCGAATAAACAGTTTGCCCGTCATCTTCTTGTAGGTTGCTAAAGAGTCCGCACCTGCAGTCAGTTTTGTCATCTTCTCAGCAAACTGAATCTCTAGCGCTTGAGCGACAATAGCAACGTCATTCCTTTGGTAGCGCCTCTCCTGTTCTGTTGGAATGTAACCTATTGGTCTAAATTTATCATAATCAATCTCAAGTTTTTGGTCATGAAGATTAAATGCCTTAGCGATTGCTGACACGGACATGGGAAGTTTCTTGAATGAGTCGCGAAACTCAATCCTGTATCCGGTCTCAAACACGGCCGTGATTGAATAAAATTGTCCCATCCGAGAAATGAGTGATGAAAACTGTTTTACGCCAGGATTCTCTTTAGTCCAACTATACCCATGCTTAAGCAACCAGTCTAGAATAAAGATCCCATCAAACTTAAGGTTATGAAAATATATGTATGCGCCTCTATCAGCAATGTGATGCATGAAACCGTCGATAGAAGTGCCGTCCACGTAATCAGAAAGTTTCCCCACCTTAATAATGCCCCATGACCAAACTCGGCAATCGTCCTCTTGTGTGGTCGTCTCGAAGTCAGCACAGTATGAAGGAATCTTCTTGTGGCTGCGCTTAACGCTTGGACCGGCGACGGTTGCGGCGCTTGTTAATTGGCG